CTTCCGAGGCGCGAAGGTCTGAGTTACCAAGCCAGGCAAAAAGTGTGGGCATCAGGCATAAGAAATTATGTGACTACATAAATTTCATTCTATCCCGCACTGTATGCAAATGGAAAGATTCCCAATGAAAGTTGGCGGCTAGCGCAACACTTGAGTAGCGCGAGCCTTTCGGACCAAGAACACTCAAGGGGAGGGGCTCGCTAGGACAATCCGCGAGACCTAGGGAAGGTCTGCATAAATCGCCCGAACGCGTGCTTGGCATCGGCCTGATTGCCTGAGACCATTGAGCCCATGAAGCAGAGCAGCCTTGGATTGGGAACCTCGACGAAGCGTACGCGCCGTCGCGAGTTCCTCGACGAGATGGACCGGGTGGTGCCATAGTCCGCCCTGGTGGCGGAGATCGCCCCATTCATGCCCGAGGGTAAGCGCGGTCGCCCGCCGTTCCCGGTGGAGTCGCTGCTGCGGATTCACTTCATGCAGCAGTGGTTCACGCTGAGCGACCCGGCGATGGAAGAAGCGCTGCATGACATGCCGCTGTTTCGCGACTTCGCCGGCCTGGGCGGCTGGGATGACCGGCTGCCTGACGAGAGCACCATCCTGCGGTTCCGCCACGTGCTGGAGAAGCACAAGTTGGCCGAGCGGATCCTGGCGACCGTCAATCTGCTGCTGGGTGCCAAAGACCTGATGCTGCGCAGCGGCACGGTGGTCGACGCCACGCTGATCTCGGCACCGAGTTCGACCAAGAGCGCCAGTGGTGAGCGCGACCCGGAGATGCACCAAAGCAAGAAAGGCCAGCAGTGGTTCTTCGGCATGAAGGCTCACATCGGCGTGGATGCTGATTCCGGCCTGGTGCACACCGTGCGCGGCACATCGGGCAACGTCAACGATGTGGTCGAGGCCAACGGCTTGCTGCACGGGCAAGAGACAGATGTCTTTGCCGACGCCGGCTACCAGGGGCGCACAAGCGGCCCGATGCCAAGGAAGATGTGAAGTGGCACGTGGCCATGCGACCGGGCTTGCGCAAACTGCTGGACAAGGCTGACCCGATGGATGCGCTGACCGATCAGGTCGAGCGCATCAAGGCGAGCATCCGCGCCAAGGTGGAGCACCCGTTCCGTGTCATCAAGCGCCAGTTCGGCCATGTGAAGGTACGCTACCGCGGCCTGGCCAAGAACACGGCGCAGTTGCACACGCTGTTTGCGCTGGCCAATCTGTGGATTGTGCGCAGACGTTTGAGCGGAAGCCTGGCATGAGTGCGCCCAGCGCATGGGAAATGGGCGCGAAACGTGCGCAAAACACCCACCAAAGGCACGCCCAGTCGCCAATCTGCTCATATCAGCAGCCCCAACCACGGTCAGAGCTCATTTCTGCAGACCTTCCCTAGCCAGAACTGCCGCACACTGCAGACGCCCGAAACAAGTTTGGGCTCGCGGCTTTGGAGGTGGAACACGGAACCGAACCCGCGTCCGTTTGCCGAGCCAGATAGCAACGCGTTGGCCTTGAGGGCGTGAATTCGACGACTTGTCCACTTCGATTGCTTGCTCAGGTACAAGCAGTAGCGCATAATGTCATCAATTTGATGATATTGAGCGCCTACCAATGAGCAATCGAACTTCTGTTTTCGGTCTTACGGCCGTCAGATGTGGATGAGGAACGCCTGACCATGCATCCCCAGCGTGTCGAGAGTCTTAGCCATGCCCAGCGAGAGCGGCTGGCTTATATCGACTTTCGCCTGTACTTCATGGGTGAAATCGGCCGCCCAGACTTGGCGAGCCGCTTTGGGGTGGCCCCAGCCGGGGCGACACGCGACTTGGCGCTGTACCGGGAAATCGCGCCGCAGAACATCGAGTTCGATGGCAGCAACAAGATCTACCGCATCGGCAAGACGTTCGCTCCGCTATTCGAACACGCGACGCAGCGTGTCTTGTCGGCCCTTGCACTTGGGTTTGGTGATGGAGTGAACGTCGACTCGCAACCGCTGTTGCCGTGCGAGTCGCCCACCGCCCTGAGCAATCCCAGGATGGATGTGCTGGCCCCGGTCTGCCGGGCAATCCACGCCAAACGGCCAGTCGCCGTTCGCTACCACTCAATGAGCAGCGGCGAGTCCGAACGAGTGATCGTGCCGTTTGCGCTGGTGGACACCGGCCTGCGCTGGCACGTCCGGGCCTTTGATCGCAAGAGCGGTGAGTTTCGGGACTTCGTCATCACCCGCATCGAAGCGCCAACGCTGCTTGATGAGGAGCCGCAGGCCAACGAAAGACCGGTCAACGACATCCAGTGGACGCGCATCGTCGAACTGGACTTTGTGCCGCACCCGCGTCTTGAACGCCCCGAGATCATCCAGAGGGACTACGGGATGGCCGACGGCTCGATCCGGATGCGCGTGCGCGCAGCGGTGGCGGGCTACATGCTGCTGCGCTGGAGCGTGGACTGCTCGCCCGACCACCGCCTTAAAGAAGAACAGTACCGTCTCTGGCTCAGCGATCCGCTGGCCTTGTACGGAGTAGAGAACGCCAAGCTCGCGCCGGGGTATCAAGCCCCAGCCGCGAAAGCACTACGTAAATAGGAAGAGGCCCAATGGCACAGAACGACACCAACAAGAACGGCAACGGAGGAAATCTCGGCTTCGAGGCCGATATGTTCAAGGCCGCCGACAAGCTGCGCGGCAACATGGAGCCAAGCGACTACAAGCACGTCGCGCTCGGGCTGATCTTCCTGAAGTACATCTCTGATGCCTTCGAGGCTAGGCACAAGGCGCTGCTGGCCGAAGATGCGCATGCCGCCGAGGACAAGGACGAATACCTCGCCGACAACGTGTTCTGGGTGCCGAAGGAGGCGCGCTGGTCACACCTGCAGGCCAACGCCAAGCTGCCCACCATCGGCTCGCTGATCGATGACGCGATGCGCGCCATCGAGAAAGACAACGAGTCGCTCAAGGGCGTACTGCCCAAGGACTACGCCCGACCTGCGCTCAACAAGGTGATGCTGGGCGAGCTGATCGACCTGATCTCTGGCATTGCGCTGAACGAGGAAGGCGACCGCTCTAAGGACATCCTTGGGCGCGTATACGAGTACTTCCTGGGCCAGTTCGCCGGTGCCGAAGGCAAGCGCGGCGGCGAGTTCTACACCCCGCGCTCGGTGGTGCGCGTGTTGGTTGAAATGCTGGAGCCTTACTCAGGCCGCGTTTACGACCCGTGCTGCGGGTCGGGCGGGATGTTCGTGCAGTCGGAGAAGTTCGTACAGGAGCACGGTGGCCGCATTGGCGACATTGCGATTTACGGGCAGGAATCGAACTACACGACGTGGCGTCTGGCCAAGATGAATCTGGCCGTTCGTGGCATTGACTCTGACATCCGCTGGAACAACGAGGGAAGCTTCCACAAGGACGAACTGCGTGACCTCAAGGCCGACTACATCCTCGCCAACCCGCCCTTCAATATTTCCGACTGGGGCGGGGATCGCTTGCGCGAGGACGTGCGCTGGAAATTCGGGGTTCCGCCCACCGGGAATGCAAATTACGGATGGCTACAACACATCGTTCATCATCTTGCGCCAAACGGAACAGCGGGTGTCGTGCTTGCCAACGGTTCGCTAACGTCAAACCAAACCACTGAAGGCGAAATTCGTAAAAGCATGATTGCTGGCGACGTTGTGGCTTGCGTTTTGACACTCCCTGTCCAGCTCTTTTACTCAACTCAGATTTCCGCAAGCATTTGGATCTTGGCTCGAAACAAGAATTTTTCACACGGGACCGACCGACGGGGACAGGTGCTATTCATTGATGCTCGCGCCCTTGGATCTCTAGTTGATCGCACAAGACGTGAGTTTTCAGATGACGAGATATCCCAAATCGCAAGTGCGTTTAAACGCTGGAAGGGTATCGACGACGGAAATTCATATAACGACATCCCCGGATTTTGTCGAACCGTTGATATCAAAACGATTGAGTCTCATCGCTGGGCTCTTGTGCCAGGACGTTACGTTGGCTTTGACCGAAGTGAACTTTCGACAGCAGCCATCGGTAAACTAAAAGGTGATTTTGCAGAGTTGAAGGCTGCTCTCACCAACTTACCGAGCGAGGTCGAACAGTCAATTGCGATTTTTGAGGAGCTATTTCATGGCTGAAGCATTCTTGGATCATCCTACTGGATGGAAGGTTATTACGCTCGAACCCAAGAGTGGCTCCGGCTACATTGAGCGGGTTGAAAGTGGCGGGACTCCCAGCACATCCGTGGATGAGTATTGGGACGGTGATGTTCCATGGTTGACGCCAAAGGAAATAACAAGGAGCAACGGCGCTCTCTACGTTTCCAGTACTGAGCGCAATATTACCGATCTGGGTGTTCAGTCAAGCGCTGCAAAGCTGATGCCTGTTGGGACGGTAATGCTTTCAAAAAGAGCTCCTGTTGGTGCCGTTGCAATTTCGACCGTCCCAATGTGCACCAATCAGGGGTTTCTCAACTTCATCTGCGGCGAGAAACTCTTGCCAACTTACCTTGCATACTGGTTCGTTGCCAATAAAAAGTATCTTGACGCGGTTGCCAACGGATCAACCTATCCTGAACTCTACAAAGGGGATCTATTTGAGTTTGAAATGGCGGTGCCTTCAGTTGAACAACAAAAGGAAATACTGCGGACAATTTCGGCCGCAAAGCAGCTCGCACTTTGCCTGGATGCCACATCCCACTCTGCGATTGAAGTTGCAGATGTTCTGAAGCTTCAGAAACTACGTGATCGAATCGATCACTTTTATTCAGCACTGCTACCCATAACTCTTTCGGGGCGGTTCGCTGGAGGTGGCGCATGACGCTGTGCCTAGAGAATGGTTGTCGAAAACTATTGGCTCATCCAGGTCAGCATGATCAATATCCCTCTGTACCGTGGGCGTTCATGGCGTCAAAGGACAAGGATAAATTATCAAAGGCTGGCTTCGCCACGCCACGAGGGGGGGCGAAGGGCGCGTATCAGAACCATGTCCTCCGCAGCAACAAGGTAATCGTGCCCTACGAACGACTCAGGCAAGCACCTCTTGCTAGCTACGTGGACGGTTACGTTATCCGCCTTTTTCCAGAGCAATACTTCGACGGGCCCGGCCAAGTCAAAGCAGATTTTGGCCAACCCAATGCACCCCAAGTCGGGACCAACGCTTTCGTCTTATATCGCACACACGACCAGCTCGCCAACTTCCCGCCCTTAGCCGGATGGAATGTCCGCTCATTGACATTGAATGGAAGTCCGGTCACCGAGCGCATATTCGGTGCCGCAGATGCAGGTGAGTACGTGTTGCGAATAGCGGCCCATGGAAATAATGCTGCTCGAACTGAAGGCCCCCCACAGGGGATATTTGCTCCAGAATATGCGACGGAAAACACGAACTACCTTGCCAAGTGCGTGCTTGCATGGTTGACAGCGCATACCGTCGACAGTCCCTATGTTGCAGCACAAGCGCAACACCTTGAGAAAATTCTTCAGGATGCGGGACTTTTCCAGCCCCGCGAATGGGAAGCAATGGGGTTGCTCCGTAGTGGTCACACCACTTGTCCTCTCTGCATGAAGCACATCAAGTATTCCGATTTGCATGATCAAGTGTCATTTTCGGATGAGGTATCGCTTCTGAATGCGTCAGAGCAAGTCGCAAATGCAACAAGATCAACGGTGGTGAACCTTTTTCATATGGTGCCACTGACCTATTCGGATATTGAGCACATTCCCCAAAATGTTGCATGGGGACACGCCATCTGCAATACCAAGTTGGGGCAGCGCAAATGCTATCCCCTGTCGGAACTCGTCTCCCAGGGAGCGAAAGTTGGCGTTGTCGATGAGGCGGGTGTAATCGCAACGTTTGGTTGGGTTTCTCGAAATCTCGAGATGATCAGGTCGCCCGCCGGTGCGGTTTGGATTCGAATAGTTGAAGATCACTTCAGCGCAGAGGATCAGGCTGCCATAGCCGATTTTCTAGAAGAGTACAGGGGGCACTGAAATGGCATTTCTGTCGGAGGCCGCCGTAGAGCAGGCGCTGTTGGATCAGCTGCGCGCTCTTGATTACGCGATCGAACGTGAGGAGGACATCGGCCCCGATGGACAACGCCCTGAGCGCGAGAGCCACGATGAAGTCGTGCTCAAGAAGCGGTTCGAGGACGCGGTTGCACGCCTGAACCCGGGTCTGCCGCTGGAGGCGCGTCAGGACGCCGTGCGGCGCGTGATGCAGTCCGAACTGCCCTCGTTGCTCGAAGAAAACCGCCGCCTCCACAAGCTGATCACTGAAGGCGTGGATGTGGAGTACTACGCCAATGACGGCACCCTTACGGCGGGCAAAGTCGCGCTGATTGACTTAGAGCGGCCAGAGCAGAACGACTGGCTTGCGGTAAGTCAGTTCGTGGTCATCAATGGCCAGAACAACCGGCGGCCCGATGTGGTGGTGTTCGTGAACGGCCTGCCGCTGGGCGTGATCGAGCTGAAAGCACCGGGCAGTGCCGGGGCGCATCTGTTGGGCGCGTTCAACCAACTGCAGACCTACAAGCAGCAGATCCCGCAGCTCTTCAACACCAACGCGCTGCTGGTCACCTCGGACGGTATCGCGGCACGGGTGGGTTCGCTGTCGGCAGACCTTGAGCGTTTCATGCCTTGGCGCACCACCGACGGTACGGACGTTGCCCCCAAGGGCGCACCGGAACTCTCGACACTGATCGAGGGCGTGTTTGAGCAGCGCCGCCTGCTCGACTTGCTGTGCTATTTCACGGTCTTCGGGGAAACCGGGTCTGGGCTGGCCAAGATCATTGCGGGTTACCACCAGTTCCACGCGGTGCGACACGCGGTGAACAGCACGGTGACGGCGTCTTCGCCGCAGGGCAATCAGCGGGTCGGGGTCATCTGGCACACCCAAGGCTCCGGAAAAAGCCTGCTGATGGCGTTCTACGCCGGGCAACTGGTCAAGCACCCGGCAATGGCCAACCCGACGCTGGTAGTGCTGACCGACCGCAACGATCTGGACGACCAGCTCTTCTCGACGTTCTCGATGTGCCGCGACCTGATTCGGCAGACGCCGGTGCAGGCCGAGAGCCGCGAAGATCTACAGAAAGTCTTGAACCGGGCATCGGGCGGCGTGATTTTCACGACCTTGCAGAAGTTCGGCGAGATCGCGGAGCCGTTCACCACACGCCGCAACGTGGTCGTGATCGCCGATGAAGCGCACCGCAGTCAATACGGCTTCAAGGCCAAGGTGGACGCGAAGACTGGCGAAATCTCCTACGGCTTCGCCAAGTACCTGCGCGACGCGCTGCCGAACGCCTCCTTCATCGGCTTTACCGGCACGCCCATCGAGGCGGACGACGTCAACACACCAGCGGTATTCGGCCACTACATCGATGTCTATGACATCAGCCGTGCGGTCGAGGACGGCGCAACTGTGCCGATTTACTACGAATCGCGACTGGCACGCATCGAACTCGACGAGGAAGAGAAGCCCAAAATCGACGCCGAAGTCGACGAGCTGACCGAGGAGGACTCCGAAACCGACCAGGAGCGCTTCAAGAAAAAGTGGTCAACGGTGGAGGCCCTGGTCGGCAGCGACAAGCGCCTTGCTCTGGTGGCCAAGGATATGGTCACGCACTTCGAGGATCGCGTGGCGGCGCTGGATGGCAAGGCGATGGTGGTCTGCATGAGCCGTCGCATCTGCGTGAAGCTGTACGACGAGATCGTCAAGCTGCGCCCTGACTGGCACAGCACGGACGACAACGCGGGCGCGGTCAAGATTGTGATGACGGGCGCAGCGAGCGACCCGCAGGAATGGCAGCAACACATCGGCAACAAGGCCCGGCGAGATCTGCTGGCCAAGCGTGCCCGCGATCCCAAAGACTCGCTCAATCTGGTGATCGTGCGGGATATGTGGCTGACCGGCTTTGACGCGCCGTGTATGCACACGATGTACGTGGACAAGCCAATGCAGGGTCACGGACTGATGCAGGCGATTGCGCGCGTGAACCGCGTATTCCGCGACAAGCCTGCGGGGCTGATCGTCGACTACATCGGCATTGCGCAAAACTTGAAGTCGGCGCTGCAGCAGTACTCCAAGAACGACCAGGAAAACACCGGCGTCGACGAAGCGCAGGCCATCGCGGTGATGATGGAGAAGTACGAGGTGGTGAGGGACATGTACCACGGCTTCGACTACGCCTCCGCGATGGGCGGCACGCCGCAAGAACGGCTGGCGATGATGGCGGGCGCCATCGAGTGGATTCTCGATCTGCAACAAAAGCTGGCCGCGAAAGAGAAAACCAAGGACGGCAAGAAGAACGCACACCGTCGATACCAGGACGCCGTGCTGGCGTTGTCCAAGGCCTTCGCCCTGGCATCCGCATCCGACGAGGCCCGCGAAATCCGTGAGGAAGTCGGCTTCTTCCAGGCGATCCGCGCCGCGCTGGTCAAGAGCAGCACCGGCTCGGGAGTGACCCAGCAAGAGCGCGAACTGGCGATCCAGCAGATCGTCAGCCGCGCAGTGGTGTCGACCGAGATCGTAGACATCCTGGCCGCTGCGGGCATCAAGAGCCCGGATATCTCCATTCTCTCCGACGAGTTCCTCGCCGAAGTCCAGCAGATGGAGAAAAAGAACCTTGCGTTGGAAGCCCTGCGCAAGCTGATCAACGACGGCATTCGTTCGCGCAGCAAGGCCAACGTGGTGCAGACCAAGGCGTTCTCGGAGCGATTGGAGGACGCTGTAGCGCGCTACCACGCCAACGCCATCACCACCGCTGAGGTGCTGCAGGAGTTGATCCAACTGGCCAAGGACATCCGCGCGGCCCGCCAGCGGGGCGAAGAGCAAGGCCTGTCCGACGAGGAGATCGCCTTCTACGACGCCCTGGCCGAGAACGAAAGCGCCATTCAGATGATGGGTGACGACAAGCTGAAACTCATCGCTCACGAGCTGCTGGTGAGTCTGCGCGAAAACGTCTCCGTCGATTGGGCGCACCGCGATTCGGCACGGGCGCGGATGCGGGTGCTGGTGAAGCGCATCCTGCGGAAGTATGGCTATCCGCCTGATTTGCAGGATGCAGCCGTGCAGACCGTGCTTCAGCAGGCTGAGGCGTTGTCCTCGGGGTGGTCGGTTTCGCATCGCTGAACTGCCCAATAAGCATTGGCGAAAACCGTCACGTCACTGACGCAAGAATAAAAGGAATCTGAGAGTTATGGCCCGCATCGAAAACCACAAATACAGCATTGAGGAAGCGTTCCGGGAGTGCTTTTACATCGTCCCGGACTACCAGCGCGAGTACGTCTGGACCGACAAGGAAGTGCATCAGCTGCTGGAGGATATCGGCGAGCAGATCGATGTGGGAACGACACGGGAATACTTCATCGGCACGGTTCTGGTTTCGCCGACCGACCAGAAGAACCATTACGAGGTGATCGACGGCCAGCAGCGCCTGACCACCTTCTTCCTGCTGCTGTGCGCACTGAAGCATCTGTTTCACGGCGAGCCGCAGCGGCAGATGATTTCCGGGCTGATCTCGACCAGCTACGTGGACAGTGACGGCGAGGTGCGCACCAACCTGAAGCTGGAGCCGCGTTACGAAAGCGCGGGCGAAGTGATGGCCAAGCTGGTGGAGCTGGACGCCGACCCGCAGGCTGTGCGCGCAGGCATTCAGGCAGCGGGGATCGCTAGCTTCGGCTCCCTGGAAAATCTGGTCAACGCCTACAGCACGCTGTATCGCTATCTGAAGGACAACTACGACGACGCGCCCAAACTGAAGAAGTATTGGGGTTATCTGGCCAACAACGTGGTGTTCATCCAAATATCCACCGACGTCAGCAGCGCGCTGAAAATCTTCGAGACCATCAACGAGCGCGGGGTGGGCCTGAACCCGATGGACTTGCTGAAGAACCTGCTGTTCACGCAGGTCAAGCAAGCGCAGTTCACCCAACTCAAGGACGAGTGGAAGAAGATCACCAAGCCGCTGGAGAAGGAGAAGGAAAAGCCTCTGCGCTTCCTGCGCTACTTCCTGATGGCCAACTACGTCATCAAGAACGAGCGTGGCGACGCGGTGGTGCGTGAGGACGAGATCTACGACTGGTTCATCGCCAAGGACAACGCGGCGCTGTGCGATTACGCAGGCAAGCCCTTCGAGTTCGTGCGTAAGGTGATCCGCAACGTCGAGCACTACTTGGCGTTCGGCAATGGCCTCGGCAACGATGGCAAGCCGAGTCTGGCGATGGACAGCCTGAAGCGACTGGCCGGTGGTGCTTTTAGCTTGCACTTCGTCCTGCTGCTGGCAGCGGCGAATTTCCCCAAACCGCTGTTCGACCATTTCGTGGCACAGCTTGAGAGCTTCCTCTTCTACTACATCTTCACCAAGACACCGACCAAGGATCTGGAGCGCAGTTTCTCGCAATGGGCTGACGAGCTGCGCGCGATTGCCGAGGCCAGCGATCCGGTGAAGCAGAAGGTGCAGCTCAACGCCTTCATCTCCGAGCGATTCGAGAAGAACATGGCGGGTAAGTCGCAGGAGCTCGCCGACGCCCTCAAGCGTTTCACGCTGTACTCGATGCAGCAGTACCGCACGCGCTACCTGCTAGCGCGGCTGACGCAGCACGTCGACATGGCCTTCAGCGGGCTGAAGGTGCCGGGCAGCCTGGAGCCTTTCACAAATCTGGAAATCGAGCACATCCTGCCCAACAAGCCAGAGGACGATCTGCGCGCCAAGTGGGCCACAGAGAATCCCGGGATGGTCTACGACGATTACAAGAACCGGCTCGGCAACCTGACCCTGCTGGAGAAGCCCATCAACATCGTCGCGGGCAATGACTTCTACACGGCAAAGCAGGTTGAGTACAGCAAGAGCGGCAACTATCTGACTCGTAGTCTGGTGGCGCTGACCGACGTTGGGCAAAACACGTCCATCTCGCGGATCAACGCGAAACTGGAGGCTTTCCCTGCGTGGGATGCGGCAAGCATCGAAAGGCGGCACGCGATGCTCATTGCCTTGGCGCAGGATGTCTGGAAGACCACCGCCATCGACGTCTGATTACGGGCTCGGCGACGCGGCTTGTGTCGCCGCCCGCATCTCGCTGATCCAGTGCTGCAACGCCCTCAATTGCTCGGCGTTCTCGTGGCAGGTCTGGTAGTTGGCGGCAACGGTTCCGGCGACGGCAGAGAGCGCAATGTCTGCGGCGGTCGCATCAGCATCTCGGGCGGGCTCGGGCAGCTCACCGGCGGCGGCAGCGTCGTGCAGGCGCACAAAGCCACGGTTGATAGTGCAAGCAGCATCGGCTTGAACGGGCACACGACGCGGACGCGGTCGACGTACTGGGTGACGACCTTGACGGTGGCTTGTGCCTGCCGCTCGCGGGCGGCGGCGGCTTGCAGGGTTTGTTGCTGGGCGGCGGCGTCCCACTGCGCTTGCACGTGGCCCGCGCCCTTGATCCAGCCGAAGCCAGTCAGAGCAACAGCCAGGGCAGTGACGGCCAGCCAGCGGTAAGTCCACGGAATCAGGTTCATGGCGTTTCCCCGAGGCACTGGCGGTGCTCGGCCTGCCGCCGCGTGGCCAGACCGCCGCACAGCCGCGCGTTTGCAGGCAGCGCGCAGTCCTTGCCCTGAAAGAAGCGCCAGCGCAGCAGCTCAGCGCAGGCTCCCGCGTAGTCCTCGGCGTTGAGCTTCCTGACCAGCGTGGACTGGCAGAACGCGCGGCTGCCCACGTTGTAGGAAAAGCTCACCAACGCGTCGTACTCGTGCTGGGCCAGCGGGACGGTGACGCATTGCTTCAATGCACCCTCGAACTGCTGCACGTCGGTGAGTGCCCGGGCCAGCGCCTTCGTCGGCGTGGTGGTGTCGCCGATCTTCACGCCCGATGTCGTGCCGAACCCGATGGTCGGCACATCACCCTTGACCGGGATCACCGCGCGCTCGGTGTAGCCCTCGTGCAGCACGATGCCCACCAGCGCGGCGGCGGACAGCGTCAGCGCAGCCACGGTGCGTCTTTGCGGCCGCCGGATCATCGATGCATCTCGGGCTGCGCGACCAAGCGGGCTACGGCCGCGCCGATGCTGGCGCTGAAGGCCAGCAGCACGAACACACCGCGCGGCAATACATCACCGAACAGCGGCACCACCACTTCCGCCGCCGTGAAGATGGCGGCGACGATAGACAGGCGGACGCTCCAGGCGCGGCGCGCGACCCGCCGCCAGTCGTCGAGGAGAGAGAGTTTCGGCTTGGCGGTCATGGCGCGCCTCCCATCAGCTTCAACTTGATGGCGGCACCAACCAGCAGCGCGGCCAGGATGCCGGTGGTCACAACCTTGATGGTGGTCTGCCACGCCGTGCGACGGGCATCGCGCCAGGCTTCCAGCAGGTCGCGCAGCTCGCGGATGTCCTTCGCGGCGTGGCCGTTTTCGAGGCCGAGATGGGACAGCACACGCTCGGCACCGCGTTCAGCGGCGCGGTCGAGCAATTCGTCGAAGTCCTCGCGGCGCAGCAAAAGCATGTTCTCCACGATCGCTGCGGGCGCGTGTTGCTCGGGTTCGGTCATTTGTGTTCTCCAGAAATGCAAAACCCGCCTCGTGGGCGGGTTCAGTTGGTTGCGAAGGGATGAAAATCAGATGGCGATGCCAGCGCTCCAGCCGGTGGACTTGTAAGCCGAGAGCTTGGCCTCGTCCTCGATGTAGCAAAGCCAGCCCACCTTGGGCGGATGGAACTCCCACGTGCCATCGATGCGCACGGCGATCTGGTTGGTCTTGCCTGCCCACACGCCGGTGGCAGCGGTGGGGACGATGTAGCGGTCGCCATTGGCGGGGCTGGTCGGTGGCGTGGTCAGGTCGCGGTCTTTCACGGACAGGCCGACCACTACGCCGAGGCGTTTGAGGTTGGCGTCCATGCCGGTGTCCCAGCCGCTCTCGCCGAGCGTCCAGCCGTAGTTGAGTCCAAGGTTCGGATCGGTTGATGACATGGTTTATCTCCAGGGATTCGATGCTTGGCCGATGGTCTGACGTATGCGTCGGACAGCGCCGGGGTCGCCGGTGCGATGGCTTTGCTGCGGGTGCTGTCGCCAATGACGCCCAACGATGGGCAGGTACAGCACGCCGCCACGCTTGGCCACGAGCAGGGTCAGCAGCCAGTCGGCGAAGTTGTTGAGGTCGGTGGTTTCCGCAAGCGCGACTTCCACGGCAGACCGGCGCATCACGATCAAGCCATGCACATGGCTGGCGCTGTTGGCGTGCTGCCAGCGGCTGTAGGCCAGACGCCGCACCGCGATGTCGCGGCCGTTTTCGTCGGTCAACGCTTCGTCGGTGTACGCCATCACGGCCTGCGGGCAGGCATCCAGCGCATCGGCCAGTTGCGTGAAGGCACTGGCTTCGTACAGATCGTCGGGATCGACGAAGGACACCAGCGGCAAATTGCCCTGCGCGTAACCGGCAGCGCGCGCTTCGCCGATGCGGCCCGGGATGCCCGGCAGCACGTGCAACTGGATCGGTGCGTCCTTGAAGCTGGCAATGCAGGCCTCGCGCCATTCGGCAGGCTCGTTCAGCGTCAGCTGGTGAACATCGATGCGTGGTTCTACTGGCGGTTCCATCAGATTCCTCCCCAATACTGACCCCAGCGCAGGCCGTATCCCGCACGATCCGCAGCGCGCACCTGCGGTTGCCAGCTTTCCAGCCCGTCACGCACGGCGTTGAGCTCCAACGTGATGCGGTCGCCCAGCGCACCGGCATCAGCCGCAGCCGTCGCCACATCCCACACGAAATTCGCTCCGGTGATGCCGGACGCCGTATGCACCAGCGCGTCGTTGCGATCTCGGATGCGCACCGTGTAGCTCACCCCCGGTTCTGGCCCGATGTCGGCTTCGCCCTGCTGCACGAGGTAGGCGGTCTGCTGGGTGCGGTCGCGATGGGCCCACGCGATGCTGAGGTCACCGGCGACCACGGCAGGCTCGGTCTGGCCATTGAGGCGGATGCGCCCCGGTGGATACGGCAAGGCCTGTCGCCCGGTCAGTACCATCGGCTGGCCATTGCTGGCCAGTTCCGCTTCGCCTTGATCGGTTGAGGTGCGCGGGATGGCTCCCACGAACACCGATTCACCCGGGGCGCGCTCCGCGCCTTCCGATGCCAGCCACTCGCCCACGCCAATGAGGCGGGTTCCGACCGGGTGCGATTGCGGTGTGGTGTCGAGCACGCCGCGTGCAAGGTCAACCGTGGGCGCAGCGGTATTGAAGCCCAGGACGGCGACGGCTTCACAGATCTCCCCGCTGGCATCGACCAGATAGGCGTAGTCGCCCACGGTCAGCCTTTCCGGCTGGCTGACGGCGGTCACCGGCACGCTCATGGCATCGGCCTCGCTGGCTGGCAAGCCCGCATCAAGCGTGAGCAGTGGCGCGTAGTCCTCGCTGGCAACGCTGCCGATCTCGCCTGCCGAGGCACCGGTGGCGAGCTGCCAGTTGAGCTGGCCCGCACCGCCCACAGCGGCCAATGCACCCACCGCTGCATCGGTGTCGGTCAGGTAATCCAGTTCGGCACGCGACAAGCTGCGCGCCAGTTCCCAGTACGGAATTTCCATCGCCAGCACCAATGCAGGTGGCAACGGCTCCAGGGTTGGCTCGTCGATGATGGGCGGCGTCGGTGCCAGCACGGCGTTGTCCAGCCCGAACACATCCTCCATCGCTTCGATGCGCCACTCGGCCGCGCCCAAGGTGCCGGTATCGATGCCGGTCACGCGCACCACCATCTGGTCGATACCCAAACGCGGCCAGTTGAGCAGGAATACGTCACCGGGCAGCGGTGCGCGTTCCAGTGTGTCGCGTGCCACGGTCAGGCTCATCCGTGCCAGGGGCGAACCCAGGGCGCGCAGATCCCGCAGCGCCAGACGCGCGGCCAGCGGCCCGTAGTTGACGCCCGGGTAGTCACGGCGCTGGTTGATTACGCCGCCTTGCAACTGAATTGCGGCAAGGTTTTCCACAGTGACGGTGGTGTCGCCGCCGGTTTGCCAGTCGGCGTAGACCACGGTCAGCTCGTTGGGCAGCTCACCCCACTGCGCGCGCTCGAAACGCTCCAGCCGCACGATCTCGTCCGGCCCCAGTTGCGGCAGGTCATTGACCCAGTAGTCGTCGCGCAGCAGCTTCAGCTCGAAGGTGCCTTGCTCCGGATCGGTGTAGAGAATGCCGCCGATGTGGTCGATGACCTGACTGATGAAGCTCTCGATGGGCTGCTGGCGCGTCCAGATCAGATTCAGGCCGAAGCCCTCATCCGACAGGGCCCACGCCGCATTCCAGAAGCTCCAGCCGATGCTGTCCTGCGGGTAGCCCATGCCCCAGTGCGGGTCGGTCAGGCATTGCACCAGGATGTGAGCCGGGTTCATGCCGACACTGATCTCGCGGCCTTGGCTGTCATCCCAGGCGCGGACTTCAGCGTTCCACTCCATCCACGGATAACCGTGCCAGCCCGCCGTGAAACGACGCACGCGCACGGCCCACGGCTTGATGTAAGGGTTGTTGGCCGCAAACAGAATCTTGCGCGCCACCAGTGACAGCACGCCCCGGAAGGCTGGAATGGCTGGTCCAAGGCGGCTCATCAGGTAGTCGTTGCGCCCCTGGCCGGGGCCTCCGGGCAGCACATCGATGTTGCCGACCACACCACCTTCACGCTCGTCACCGCCAAACAGCGTGGGCTTGTGGATACCGAGGGTGGTCAGGCCGTGCCCGCTGGACAGCGGCCCCCGGTCGGCATCGCCCCACGCGGTACGGTCGCCCATCTGGATTTCCTGCACGGCATCGACAGGCCCTTGGCACAGCACCAGGTGCAGTCCCATCCGGTAGCGGTAGCCGACGGTTTGCTTTTTGCTGCTGCCACCCATCAGTGCTGCTCCTGCCGGGTATGCGCACGGGCGTGCTCGACCACCCGCAAGGCCATCGCGTCGCCGGTGTCCAGCAAGGTGTCGGCAGCGCAGCCGTCACGCAGAAAGGCGCGGAAGTCCAGGTCGTGGCGCGCGAACCAGACCCGCGTGCCGTTCACGCACAGGCCAACGGCGCGCACATCGTCGATGGTGACGGTTACATCCGTGCTCATTTCTTGCCTCCTTTTTTGCGGATCGGTTCGGCTTCCAGATCGCCGTACCAGACGACGTTGGCCCCGCGCAGCAGCACGGTGCCGAACACGACTGGAATCGGTCGGCCTTCTTCTGCTGTGGGGGCATCGACGTCGGACAGCGATGCGGGTTTGGGCTCGGGCGGTTTTGGTGCGAGCGCGACCGAAACCAGCGCCGCCACCACGATGACGACGAGGTACCACATGGAAATTCTCCGGAAGGGTCAGAACACGCCCGTCGAAAACGGGTTCTTGCTCGGGATGGCGGGAAAGCCGCCGTAGTTGTCGAGGTTGCCGAAGCGCGAGGCGCACGTTTGCGTGCTGTGATCGCAGCCGACCGTCAACAACACTTGCGTGCCCGGCTCAATGGCCGCTGGATAGAGCAGCTCGACGCCACTGCCGTAGTCGCGGATGATCATGTGGCGTGCTCCATCCGGCGTTTGCAGCCAGCCACCGGCCAAGCCACCGCTGACGCCACCCGGTACACCGCCATCGAGATCGACACTGCGGCCATAAGCTTCATAGACGAAGGCACTCTCGGAAATGGGCGACGCCCCACAGGCACTGGAGTACAGAACGTGGGAACAGTTGCGGCTGTAGAGCCTGCGCAGGCCGATGCGCTTCAAACTGACCTGTGCCGATTCGCAGCGGATGCGGGCGGCATCGGCGTCGATTTCCACACCCAGCACCCGGCCCATCCAGCGGGTGCCCGACAACCACCAGTAATCGCCCCAGGTATCGCGCCGCCCGATGCGCAAGGTGACTGAGGTGGTGTCGCCGGTGAGCGACGTGGCCAGCAGGTGGCGCACAAGTTCACAGTCGGGTGGCAGCTTGAGATCCAGCGCTGACTTGGCCGCTTCGGCCCCCAGCGCCAGTTCGTTGCGCTCGATGGACAGGCTGGTGTACAGCGTGCCGTCGAGATCGACGTCGAATTCGTGCGGGGTCAGGTAGAAATTCGCGCTGCTGCTGGCGAAGGCGTAGAGCTCGACTTCCATCAGCGCTTGCTGGCTCATACGGCGTACTCTCCATACGTTTCTCGGTCGTTGCCGCGTGGCTCGGGCAACTGGCGCGCGGTCAGGGTGATCTCCGCCAACTGCGGGCTGTGCCAGTACACGTCGATGGCGTCGTGGTCGAGGCGGCAGCGCGCAAGGCGAACAATCCGGCTGCCTGCGGGCACCCAGTCGTCGAGGCCCGAGCGCAGCACCAGCACACCGCCCTGATCCAGATGGCAGGTAGCGGTCAGGGCGTACTGCCGATAGCCGTCCGGATGCACGATCAAACAGGCGGCGGGGCGATGCCAGAATGCCGAGAGGTCTTGGCCATCGACGCGCAGGAAACCGTCATCGGGATCAGCTTCGACGCTCACCCACAGGATCGGGGCCAAGCCATCGGGCAGCCAGAAGGCTTCCAGACGGCCTTGAGTGCGCCACAGCCGCGCCCGCCAGATGTCGACTTCATCAAGCGAGCTGGCCAGATAGCGGCGCTGGTAAGTCGTCGTCGCCCACGGATCGTCACGCCGCACCCACGGATCTGCGGGTGAGAAATCCTGGCGCGTGATCGTCGCCTGCGCGCTGGCCGTGGGATCGTCGCGCCAGTTGCCATCGGGCCAGACCGGGATCTCGTCCAGCCACGGGTCATCAAGGACATCCATGTCCGGCGTTTGTTCGGGCGTGACGCTCGCGGTGACGCTGCCGCCGACCATCCCCGGCACCCATTGGGTGAGATCGGCCGGATCAATGGCCTTGCCCCACACCAGCGGCAGCACGGCGCTACCAGCCGCCGCTTTGCGGGCCAGCGGATCGGCCAGCCACAGCAGATCGGCTTCCACGTCGCTGAGTTGGGCAACTTGCCAGCCCTCGGGCGCAATGATCAAAGCCCAGCGTTCGCTGCCCTCCCAGCCTTGCACGCCGTCGTAGGTCAAGCGCAGCGCAGCAGCCGGAGGGGCAAAGCGCCGCCAGGCGGCCTCCGATACCGCCAGGGTCAGCGCGCCCTCCTCAGCGTTTTCGACGAGGTGGACGGCGTACTGTGATAGCGGCCACCATGCGGTTTGGCCCTGATGATCGGCCAGCCAGTCGGCGACCAGTGCGTCGGTCGGGCGGGCATTGCCCACCTTGTAGGTGAGCCAGCGCCGAGGAACGCGGCGGCGTGCTTGCCGGGATTCGTTGCCGCTGGCCAGCCGTGTGACGCTGGTCTGCCACTCCAGCCGTTCGACCAAGGGCTCGGTCCAGTCGTGGCGGAAGGCAAACACACCGCGTTGCGCATCCGGCCAGGGTTGATCCCCGAAGGCGTCCATGCCAGTGGCGACGATGGCGCTGGATGCGGTGTCCCGGCGCAGCACCTCGACGAGGAATACCGGGGCATCGATGGGCGGCCACGGGTGCGCCAGAGACTCAGCAAGCCAAGTCGCAGCCAAGTTGGGCGGAACCGGTGCAATGGCGGTTTCGGGCGTGAAGGTAGCCGCACGGGCTCCGAACGATGCACGCGACAGCACTTCGCCCTGAAATTCCGGCAGTTCACTTCCGGGCGTCGGCCTGCTGGAGACCTCCGCGAGGTCTCGAGCGATGACGCGATCCGTCATGCCGACTCCACGCCGAACTCAGCGGCATTGAAGGCGGCCTCCGTCCATTGCACGTTGCCGTTCGGGTTGCGTTCGAAAAGCGTGCTCTGCCACGCCAGTTGCTCCTGCAGGATGATGTCGGCGCTGGTGGCGGTTTGCGCGCCACTGACCACGAAGCCTTTGACCTTGCCCAGACCCCCATCGGTCTTGCGCGCCAGCATCGTGAGTTGCACGCCGTAGATGGCGGGCGTGGCCATCGCCGGCAGCGGCTCGACATCAAAGGACTGGCGCAGTCCTGCACTGGACGCGCTGATCGCCGTGTCCTCGTCCTCGTCGCTCACGGCTTCCCATGCGGCAGTACCAACCGGACTGGCTGTCCACTGGTTCAGGCTGCCATCGGCCTGTGCCTGCAAAGCATCGACACGCACATCGCCCAGGAAGGTGTTGTTGATCGTGCCGGTGGTGTCGGCGATGTAGAAGTCATCGACGTCGATGGTCAGCGGGCACGACTGGCCCGGAACCGCACCCACGAATGCGGTGACCAGTTGGCCACCACCCTGGAGGGTGTTCTGCGCGGTCATCTGGATGGCCAGGATGCCGTTGATGCGCACCGACAGCACGCCGTTGCTGGTGCCTTGCGTGACCTGCAGCTCGATGTAGTGCCAGCCGCGCGCCGGGGCGCTGGCGACCGAGGTCGAGATCAACTGGTCGTAGCCGTATTGCCAGCGGTAGAGCTTGAGCCGCCCGTCCTCGCCGATTTTGACGAGGTGGGCGACCTGCGCGTTGGCATCGCGCACGCCCAGCAGCAAGGGCTCGGTGTAGGTGTTCTGGTACGGCACCACGCGAATGGACGCCCCCACGATCAGGCTGGTCTTGGTGGCGTCGAGGTTCTTGACGTAGCCACCGCCCGAGCCTTCCGGCAAACGCAGGGCATAGGAGGACGGGCGACGGCCATTGATGCGGGTGGCCTGCGGCGACAGATACGCCGCCTTGCCACGCGCCAGCCACGGGTCGCCAAAGCTGTCCACAGCCTGCGGGTCGTAGTGGTCGAAACCATCGATGAACAAAAGTGCCATGTGGACTTTCCCCTCAAAATTCAGCTTTGGAGCGCCGAGCGGATGGCCCGCGCGTTGCGCCCGATGATGTTGACGATGACCCGCTCTCCGGCAGGCGACTGCAGGTGGTCGTGGGTCACGCCGGGATCGATGGCGTTGACGATGCGCACCGCTTGATTCATCTGGGGCTGTGCGGGTGGCACTTTGACCTCCGGCACCAGACCACCGGCAGCAAAGGCCAGCTCGCCGCCTTTAAAACGCGGGCCGACGGACAAACCGTTGAGCGAGTCGAGGAAGGCCACGCCGACCTGGCGCACGGCGGCCGCCCGCACCACGTATTCACCTGCGGACAGGCGCGCCGGGATCGAGTCCGAGGTGGCACTACCCGGGCCGGAGACCAAGCCACCACCCGCGAATTTCTTGATACCGCCCAGCAGCGCCATTACAGCGGCCACCATCGCCACCATTGCGGCAATGGCCAGCCCCGGGCCAACGATGGGCACGGAGGCTTGCGACGCTGCGGCACCAGCACCGGCCTTGGCGGCATCCAGCGACACCACGGCGGTGGTTTCGGTGGTCTTTTGCGCGACTTTGGCCGCGCTGGCCGCCGCATCGACGGTTTGCTCCTGCTGGATGAAACCGAGCTTGAGCGCCAGCATCCGCGCCTGCATGGCGATCCATTGCTGGAAAGGCTGAATCACGATCTGCTGCAGGAAGGCGTCGGCCACCTGCTGGAACAGGCTGGCCATCGCGCTGCGCCAGGTCTGCGCGCCGGTGATCATCCCGTTGAGCGCGCCTCCAAAACTCTCGCCGATGCGGTTCCACAGCGGGGTCATTTCGTCGACCGTGAGCCGGGTGCGCTCCAGTTCATTGCGCCACGCCTGCACGCGGATCACAGCATCCGGCCCGATGGCCTGCGCCGCCTGTTGCATGGTCGGCAGCAGGCGCTCCATCTCGGTGGCCGATTGCTGCTGCAAGGTCACGATCTGTTTGGGTCTGAAGGGCCTCCTGCGCATTGCGCAGACGCTCGGTGACCTGCCGCCATTGGGTTTCCAGTGCGGATAGGTTCGCTTGCGCCGCCTTCACGTTGATCAGTCGGTCAACGAGCGACACGCCGTCGGCATCACTTTCTGCAGCGAGACGTGCCCGCAGATCCCGGTAACTGCGCTCGATGGCAGCTTGCCGGTCGGCATCTGTAGCCGTGCCTGTGATCTGTGCCAGTTCCTCACGCGCCTGCGCCAAGGCATCGGCCAGCTCACGCTCGGCTTGCGCGGCCTTGCGCGCATTGGCCTGCTCAATGTCCGTGCGCCGGTTATTGAGCGTGATGAGGTCCGCTTCCGCCTTGGCCACTTCGGCCTTGGCACGCAGGCGGTCGTTTTCCGACTTGCCGTTGGTGGCGATCTGCTGACTGCGGGCCAGCTCCTGCTGCTTGCGGGCGATCTCGGCGTCGACCTCGCGCTGCTCGATGGCCGTTTTCTGCGTGTAGTAGTCGCGCA